GGTGTATCTTCCCCTGGTTTCCATGCATGACATACAAAACAAAAAGAGTGGCCATCAGTATAGATAGAATTACCGTCTGATGAACCACATTCTGTACAAGCGTCATGCCTTAAAAACTCAGACAAACCAGTCGATTGGTATGTTTCCATAGCTTGTCCAAGGTATATCGTGATTTTCGCACCATTTAGCGTATGTTGTTTTAGATTTCTTACTGATCTTATTATATGGAGCCTGAAATACCATCCTCAAATCAATTTCTGGATGTTGCTGTTTAACGGCCTTAATTTTACGACGATCCTCTGCTTCCCAGTACCCCTTGCACTCAAGATAAACACCATTAGGCAAAAGAAAGTCAGGAGTATAGTTATGTTGAATCTCATAAGGAACCTTGGTTGATTCGTATTCGTACTTAACTCCTAAATTAACCATAAGATCAGCAACTTTTTCTTCTAGTCCTGATCGGAATGCCATTATTTTTTCTTGTTTTTGAGAAGCATTTCAATGATGCGTTCCTTTACTTGCTCTCCATTAGTAACTGTCATCAGAAGTCCACCTCTTCAGTGTCTTCTGTTTTGTTGATTGTGACATTAGGTTCAGATGCTTTAAATCCTTGGGTGTTGCCAAACAAAGCAGCAACATCCTCAGTATTCATATCACCTGTATCAACTCCAGCTTCGCTATTGAGTGCAATGATCTGAACACCAACAAGCTTTAGTGTAGTGCCATAAGTAACACCATCCTTCAAGATGTAAGGCTTCTGGTAGAACGCTACCTTTACCTTAGACCCGGAGTAGATAGGTGTACCCTCATCTGTAATAGGTGTACCTTCTGTATCAACTACAGGTGGTCTGTTAGTGTCATTCCAACTGAACTTGACTTTATATTGTCCTTCAGATACTTCTTCCCAAGGTTCAGGCTTACAAACAGAACGCTTAGGATTTTTAAGCTTAGACTCACACCATTTAAGTGTTTCTACTCGGTCTGTTTCAAGTAAGTCGATGATCTCTTGAGGTACTGTGGTGGCAAGAGAATAACCAAACTTACTAGGTTTCATTACAGCTTGATATCCTTCGAGGATGACAGGCTGGTCAGTTTTGATGATGTTACGTGGCATTTAGCAGAAAAAATAAGTGGATTCAATCACTGACTCAGGACATAAGTCCCCAATGATCGGAGGTTTTGTTTCGGCACCAATCTGTGCAGCCCATGACGTTAAGTAGTCATTCTCTGCAAAGAGATGCATGTACGTTTGTCGTACGATTGTGGATAAGGTTGACATATCTGTTGCTCTGCATAAGACAGAGTCATGGATTAATGCAATAGGTGCATCGAACCTCAGTGCTGATAGATGGAGCAATGAAGCGTCAAGTGAATGTATAAGATTAGGACTAGTAGCAGACTTATGATGAAGTAGATCTACCTTGTCTGAATCTGCAGTAGCTATGCGTATATCAACTTTACCGAGCAGTTCTAGTTGAACACGTTCAGTTAGTTTCTTATTAAGCTTTTGAGTGACTACAAATCCTGAAGGTGTACACCATTCAAGTTGTTCATATCCTCGCTTAATAGCCTTAGCTACCTCTGATTCAATCCATGACATAACAGCCATTGGACCAGGTACTACCTCGCCCATAGCATCACGTACTGCTTTAACAGTAGCAGTTAAGTCATCCTTTTCTATCTCTACATTTTTCTCTTTCAATGCGTCCCTAATGTATTTCCTATTGGAATGAGGTTTCGCATTGTAAGGAACAGTCATGACTACCCTTTTGACAGTCTTTCTATCCATGTAAGGTTGGATACTTACAGGGCAGTTTGGTTTAGCGTGCTCGGCGACGATTGCATATGCATCGGCAGGTTTATCTCCTGGCAGGACATTGACAAGACTTGCAGTTGTTGCGTCTCGGCATAATCCGGCGAGTATCTGTAAACCACTGCAGGTGGCATCAGTTGCAACGCACAGGCTAGTGTAATTTCGATCACAAATAATAACGGTGTGGTAGTACTCATCACAGGCAGCAAGAAACTGCCATGAATCTTCGGCTGCTTCCCAAATAGGTAAGTTACCAATAGGGTCTAGTGCGACAGCACGTATGACCTCATCATTCTCAGCTACCCAATCAAGTCTTTCTTGAATAGGTGCTTTATCTAGACCATATGTAGTAGCTACTTGAAAGGCTAACCATTCTTCAGCTTCTGGTGTCATGAATGCTTCCTCTGCAAAGAGTAACAATGACTTACCAAAGTCTGTATCTTGTGGTGTTAGGAATGCAGGGATTGGATAAGCTCTACCCCGGTAGTCAAATGACCACGGTATGAAGAACTCTTTCTTATCTTTAAAGAGCCTAGCTGCTTCCATTGTCATGCGTGTTCTACATGACTTCTTAAATGATGCAGCATTCTTATTAAGAACTTCAGCAGCATCACGCCTATATTGTTTACGAGAATCATAGTTCTCTGCAATATCTATAGGCTTATTTGGTAGAGGTATCTCTACAACAGGAACAAACTTCTTTACCGAGTAACCTTTTTCCATTAACGTTTCAGCAACGTCCATGATAAATGGATTGACTCGATACCCAACCTTTTGAATCTTATTAAGAAACTGAATTGGCGTTTCTCCCTGTATAGGTCCCTGACCGCGCCTAACCATGTCATGGCCTCGCATTACCTTGTTTAAAAGGTATCCACCTTGCCGCGATTGTGACCAATCATTTGGTTCAATCAGCATAGGATATGCAATTGGAGAGAATAACTCAGCCGTTGACATAACCTGATCTTTAATTTCCATAAATTCAGGAGTAGCTACAATGTAGTTATCTGTTTTCCGTCCGGTCCTTACTATTTCTTTAGTAAACCATCCACTTGAAACAATAATACAATCCAGCAACCAATTTCCTAACTTAACTCTATTGACTGCTCCCCATTTGTTCCATTGAGGTACATCATAACGTTGGATTAGCGTCCTTGCAATGATAAACTTTTGGTTAGTACCAGTAGTATTATGCCAATAGTTTTTCTTGATGACATTTAGCAGCCCAGGACAATTCTTCTCATAGAACTGCATTTGAGCCTCTTGCTCTACTGCTGTTCCAAT